TGACTATTCTCCAGACACATTGACTGATAATACTAATCTAATAATAGGTGGGAGAACTGCGACATATTATTTCGAGGGATTGATCAGCGAGGTTCGCTTTTCTAATATCCTCCGTTCAGCCGCCTGGATTAAAGCTACAAATTACAATTTAAGAGATACCCTGGTTAGCTTTGGCTCTCCTGAAATCATGGGGATATCCTTGATTGCTAAGGCTCGGATGCTCCTGAATATAACCAAAACATCAACCTCGAAGGCTGATATACTTGTTAACACAGTCAAAACCTCAACCTCTAAAGGAAGAACCCAAACAGCTGAAACTAAAACGGTGACTGCTCTTGGCAGGATGCAAACTGCGTATACAAAATCCGTAACTGCTCTTGCTGATATTTTAATTACAACTATAAAGACATCCATTTCAAAAGGCAGAATCAATATCGTAATAACAAAAACTTCTTTGTCTATCGCCTATATCCTGGTTACTTATACTAAGACCGCCAGCGGTAAGGCATTCATTTACACTAATTGGAGCGCGCCTCACCCTCAGTTGAAAATGAGGCGATATTCAAATACTCATCTTAAGATGAGGGGAGGTTAACAATGCACAGGACGTATCAGGTATTAGAGTGCGCTCAGGCGTATCTTGTGAATCTGGACAATGATTATGAGCTTGATGACGCCGATACTGTAACTATAACAATTACCGATCCTGCAGGGACTGTTGTGGTCAACGGGGTTGCGATGGTAAATGAATCCACAGGAATATACACCTATAACTATGATATTCCTTCAGATGCAGTTTTGGGGGTTTATACCGTTGTGGCGGTTATTACTACAACGGGCCATGTAAATAAAGAGTATAGCTCTTTCAGGGTGAGGTAAGGAAATGGGAAAAACTTTAAGTGAACTCCATCAAGAGGTAAGAGGCGTCCTGCAGGACGTGTTTGAAGCTGGGGTTGAAATCGTCTGGACGGATGAAGAGATTGACCAGCACATTCAGGATATCCTGATAGATTTGTCTCAAGCCAGTCCGTATCAATCAAAGCTATCTGCTGAATCAGACGGGACTAAAAAGATTAACCTGACCTCTATCACAGACTTGAATGTAGAGGATTTAATCAGTGTTGTAAAAGCTGAGTACGAGGGAGATCAAGACCCAGAACAATTCAGGAATGTATCACGTTTCGGTGACATTGTAACGTTAAAGATCGAGTCTGCACCAACATCAGGCGATGACATATATCTTTACTGTAATCTTGTTCACACTCTGGACGAAACAAGCTCAACCCTGAACCGCCTTCAGGAGAGTTTACTGGTGAAAGGGGTAACCGGACAACTAGCCATTTCTAAAAGCAAGAAATACATCGACATGATTAATATCGGTGGGACTTCAACTCCTACACAGTTATATAATTGGGGCTCTTCCAGATTAGCTGAATACAATGCCGGAAAGAAGCGATTAGCCAGAGTAAGAGTCTACGAACAATATTCGGAGTCATAAAAATGAGAACGCTATCAGATACCTTATTAGAATATCAAAAGAAGCCTAACCTAAAACCTCTTTTCAAGATTGTGGTTGATGGAACGACTTACGATAAAAGCCGGATAATCGACATTGAGCATGACGAATCCCCCTGGAGTCAGAAGGCAACAGTCATTTTGAACAATTCCGACAAAGCCTTGAATGACGTTGATTATAAAGGGCTTGAGGCGATTATAAGTTATGGGCTTATAACTTCTGTAGGGGAAGAATATCAAGCAACCGACCCTCTTACCGTAATCGGTCAAGAACTATATTCAAAAGGCGGACAATTAATCTGTGAACTTATCCTTGAAGGTATTCCTAATGCGCTTGCAGATGAACAGGCTTCCGAAACCTACGCTCCGGTAGACGGTGATGATGGGTATACGGATGCCGTATATGAGTTGATAGATAACATCTTGGATGCCAGCTTAGATTGTTATAACCACTGTACAGAGTACGATGTAATTCGAGGAACTATAGACTCTTTAATGAGTTCATTTAAACCAAAGGACGATTTCAGGATTTACGAGAAAGGCAACCGTCTGGCCGCTCTCCGGAAACTGTTAGACTTTACCGGTTGCGTTATGAGGTACACTGACGGCGATATCCATATATTCAAACCTATAACCACTGGAACAACATATGACGTTGTATATTCTTTAGGTCCAGGTAATCATAATTTCTTCACAAAGGCTTACCAGAAGCGTCTTGTAATACCTAATAAGGTAGTAGTAAGAAGCAATATCCAGGATGATGATGAATTTGAAGGTACTGCTACTGATCCGTCATATTCCGACCTTTTAAAGCAGGAGTTCTACCGTGCAACCCTTGAAGATGATGATCAGGCCAACGATATGGCTGAAGCCATAATTAAGAAAGCTCAGATAGCGGCGAAAGGTGGCTCTGGTGAAATACCTCTTGATCTTGGTCTTGAGGTTTACGACTATGTAAGAATCACTGATACACTACAAGGTGACTACGTCAAAGGGAATGTAGGCTGGATACATAGACGTGTTAACCTTCTGAAAAAAGAATGGAAAATGACGTTTGGTTTTGGCGGGTGGACTTCAACCAAAGGACTACTGAAAGACCTGACTGTTGACACGGATGTAGGTCAATTATTTGAGAGACTTTCAGTTAAAGACCTGTATGCCGAGAATATCCAAACAACCCAGCTCGATATTAACTGGATAGACCCTGAAGGTAATCTTGATTTTGAAGAGTGCGGAGACACCTTAGACAACTTGCCTGATGGTGAATACTACTCAAGGAAAAAGTCTCTCAGGCTGGACGGAGAAAATGGACTACAAATGGCATCAGACACCAGATATTACATCAGGTATGACCCTGCGTCTCCTGCCTGTCCTATAATTAAAAGTACATCCGCTCCTGAACCTGAAGAAAACCTGTATTGGGTAGATATTTCTGAAGACCCTCCTGTGGTTAAAAAATGGAGTGGTTCATCCTGGGTAACCCAAACTGCTGAACAAGTTGCAGAACTAAATAGAGGAATATTTATCAGGGAGGTTAAATACGCTTCATTATCTGATGATGGATTGATATTGCTGGATAAAGTATATGTAGATGATGTGGAGGGGGAATATGCGCTTGTATCAAGGACTGATATGTCAGCAGGACACATTAAACTATCAGTATGTGTTGAGGATGAAGATCATCGACTAATGTCTGATGCTGATAAACTTATTTGGGATAACAAGCCTGAAAATATGGACGAAATTGATGTTGGGGTTACTTATAGTAAGATATTAAAAAGCGACCTATCTACGGAAATTGAGACAGAAGGACATATAAAATTAACTTCATATACGTATAAAGATGGTGTCTGGTATGACGAGTCGTATGTAAAGATTGATTCTAGTGGTGGGATAACCTTAAGGAGAAATCATTCGCAACTTACTACGCAAGACCTCTCGTTTGAATATACAGATGCTGATGAGGTAACTTCCGAAGTAGGCTATATATACCCTGCTGACGACACACTGGCTATTTGGGGTAAGCATAATTTACGGTTAATAACTAGCGCAAATGGAGGGGTGTCCATACATGCTGGTTCAACAACTGCTCCAACTGCCAACGACCTCAGGTTGTCAGCGGAAGAAGATATGTATATTTACGCTGATAACGATATTAATATGGAAGTTACAAATGGGGATATTAATTTAATGACTGGTGGTGGCAAAATTAATGTTCAAGGTTATTTGTATGCAGGACTTAATAACATATACACTGCCGGCCATTTTATTGGAGATGTAGGAACTTTTAATGATAAATCTACCGTCTATTGTAGTGGTCTTTCCGCCTGCCCAATGCCTGCCAATCTAAACAGTTTAGATATAATCCGATCTATGAAAGATCCTTCCGAGAATATTCAAGGTCACTTTGGTACTGGTTATAAATACTTTTCTATAGAAGATTTTCCCGAAGAAATGAAAGCAGAGTTTAAATCTAAAGATAAAGACGGAAAAGAGACTATAGTTAAAGATATCGAGATTATCCGAACTGTGGGCGTGTTAGTCCAATCAGTACGTGAACTTACAGCAAAGGTAGACGCATTAGAAAATAAAACGGAGGTCAAATGAACGTAGAAGAACTTTTGAAAGAGAAGTTAGAAAAGCAAAGGATTATAGCAGCAAGCATCAATAAGATTGGTGATCAAATAAGGCAGCTCAATGAAAGCAAGCAAACCCTCCTTCAGGAAGCTTTTAGGAATGAAGGTTCTATCAGCACCTTAAAGGAAATCAAAGAACGAGGCGTGGGTGAATAGTTAGAATAGGAGGCCGCTCGTGGCTACCGGACAAGATCAATTAACCCGAATCGAATATGAGAAAGAGATTAAAAACCTGCAAAATGATCATGAATTACTCGTTAGAGTAGCCATGGACCTGTATGATGTCAGGGTTAATTGTGCTGTAAATTGCAATCCAAAATCTGGATCAGGAAAGAATATAGCTTTCGGCGCCGGCTCTGGCGGCGTCACGGCAATCATTATATTTGCCATAGACTATTTTCTTCTCAAAAT